ATTGATGTCCATAATTCCCAAGTTGTGGATATACTAAACGGAGCATAATTTAACCTAGTTGTTAGGTTCCAATTTAATGTATTATTTAACTCATTAAAATTTGGCAGTCTCCATCCACTTGTAAAAGTTCCAATGCTAACAGCTAAAGCTCCATCAATAGCGTCATTCCAACTTACATTTATTCCATTAAAAGTTCTTCTATACCCCAACACATTACTCCCATTATAAGTTGACCAATCAATTACAATGTTATTAGTATATGTCTGACCGCCTAACTCATCCGTGAATCTGTTCGTGTTTCCAAATGGGTTGTTACTTGCAAGTACAGTAAATGAAGTTGCTCTACCAGCTTCTAAATCACCGTCATCACCTGTACGGTAAGATGTAGTCTGCCCTGTCTTCATTAAAGTAGCCGTTGGAAGTGTAACCGAGGGAGGGTTAGGTGAGGATAATACGCTATTTAATTTACCACCCGTTATATTCACATTTTTTAATACTATTCCCATAACTTTACAATATGTTTAAAGTTGTTTTAACTTGCCATCCTGTTGTTAAAGATGCAGATACTGCTATGCGAGCTACACTACCTGTCATTACAACATCAAATGCAATTTGAGATGTATCTCCAATATCTGTGGTTGTGGTCTCTGCATAACTTGCAGTTCCATTTCTCCACACAGACATTACTTGTCCTGCCCTAGCATTTGATGATGATATTGCAGTATAATTTACGAATGCTCCGGAGTATGATCCTGTTTGTATATCATATATAGTTTGATAGCTAGCAGTTGCTAGGATTGAGATCTGTTGTGTTGAAAAAATAGAGGAAGATACCCCATACATGATATTTCCATTATCTTCTACACTAAATATAGAATTTGATCCTGTATCATATATTTGCAGGAGTGATCCTGTTGTGGAATTTTCCACCACAAATAGTTGTCCTGCTGACCCTGATACTATAAGTAATGGTTCATTTGGGTCGTCTTGGTCTATTACTGATAACAGCTCACCTATGCTTCCGGTTACTAGGAATAATGGTTGTGCTGAACCTGAACCTTGTACTCTTAAAGTACCTGATCCTGTGGTAGTGAAAGTTGTTTGTCCTGCTACTTTGAAAGAACCTGTTATCTCTACACTGCTATCTCTTGTAATTGGGTTTGAACCTGACCACTTAGAAGATACAATCCCAGTTAATTGAGAACCATCTCCAATGAATGAACCTGTGAATGAACCCGTAAATGAACCGTTTCCACTTGCAGCAAATGAAGCGCTAGTAGCAAATGATGCACTAACCGCTTGTAATACATATGATGCAGTTGAAGCTAATACCGGCGTACCATTCTCCCATGTTCCTGAGTTATAAACAAGCGATTGTCCATTACTAGGAGTAGTAATCGTTACATCAGATAAATCATTTAGATTTTGTGCAACTGCACCAGCGCCAGATGAACCACCGGCAATGTTTCTAAAAATACCACTATTAATGACTCTGTTGTTACTGGTATCGGCGATGTTGTTAGTTTGCCCTTTTAATACCAAATAACCTATGAATATCAACGAGTTGGCAGTGAAATCACCTTCTGTGAAACTATCAGTGGCTAAATACTGTAAAGCATTTAATAAAGTAGTATAGGTAGTTTGGCCGTAGTATACTGTTGATCTTCCAGATACTGGATTAAAGAATACACGTTGGATTTGCCAATCGCCCGATGCCATTGTGTTCAATACGCCGGTACCGTCATCCCAATAATCGGGATCAATTGTTGTATAGAATGCGCCACCATTGTTATCTAAACGAATCCCCGATCCGGATCTATATGCTCTGGCAATCGATGCAGTGGGTGTTGCAGCACCATTGTAGTGTGATGGGCTGTTTGGATCTTGTGAATAAAACCCTCCTAAGGTAAAAGCAGTACCACTGCCTACTCCAAAACTCAAGCTTCCTGGATGGGCTTGTATTGAGAAGCCACTAACCTTTAGTGGTCCAAATGCTCGGACGAATGCGCTTTGTTGTGAATCACTATCGTATGTAGTTTGAACATTGCTCCCAATTCCAGTAATTGAAATGTAGTTTGGATGGGTAACACGCCCTAACGGAATTGCTTGTTCATACTGTGTTTGATCAAAAAAGTTAGTTTGCTGATGTATTGTCCCTGCACTGTCAACGTATATGTATGTGTTTTGTGATGATGTTAAATATGTTGCTGATGCTGAATAATTAGCCCACGCTACATATGTAAATAAAGGGTTAATTTCTTTAGTAAATGTTGCATTAGGATCTAAAATAACACCAGAACCGGATGATACATAAATCATCGACCCACTACTTGTTATCTTACCTCCATATAAAAGACCACTACTTATTCCACCTTCTAACCACTTAAACTTAACTAAATTACCATCTTGTCGATAATATAAATCATAGCCTTGTTCTGTGTTAGATGCAGATGTAAATAGGAATGATGCTGTTTCGTTTGTATTGCCAGGATCTTGTGCTGGGTCTAATCGGAATGTTCCTGCTAACGTTAGATCGGCAAGTGCATTCATTGATCCGGATACATAAATCGAACCAGATAAATTTGTTTGACCTAGTAAGTTGTTAGTACCAATTTGTGTGGTTGAACCGGTTATGTTTAGTGACCCGGTAATAGTTTGATTTCCGATAAATACGTTCGACCCGGTGGTTGCAAATGATCCGGTATTAAATGATTGAGTCGGCAATCCTGTTAATCCACTACCATTACCAATAAACGATCCAGTAAACGATCCTGTGGCATATGATGCAGTGAATGCATTGAATGAGCTTGTGGTTACAAATGAACCGGTGTTTATAGTAGTACCGCCACCGCCGCCATTTAAAGCAAACGATGCGGTTACTGCATAACTTGATGAAATGTTATATAAAGACCCGGTTTGTAATTGTCCTGGTTTAAATTGTCTCATTATGCCCACCTTCCATTAATAATTATGGTGTCTGTGGAATCTATGGTATAACCTAATGTTGAAGTATCAAATACAATGGTTTGTGTTGTCGTGTCAGCCGGTGTCCATGTATATACATCTTTATCAATATATTGTCCGTTAACGTATACATTGAATTCATTTTTCGTTGCAACAGTTAATGAAACTGGGTTGATTTTTGCATATGCATTTACTGTAACAGTTGTGGATGATGAATATGATGCAGTTTTATCAGTTAATGCCGTTAAATACAACATGGTGTTTCCATCTATTGTTGCATTAGTTCCGCCACTAACTGTTACAGTACCACCATTACTAATATAATTTTGTGCTTTTAATAACGATGGTGGAACAACTGTACTACTAAAAATATCTTCAGAAACATCAACAACTTGATCAAATGTTAATTTTTTCAAAGAAAACATTTTTCTTAATGTAGATCTGCGTGCTTCTTGCTCTGATAACAATGTTCCTAAAACAGTTAATGGTATTGTTGCTCGCACTAAACGATCTTCTCCAACAGTGTTAACAGTTTCAAATGAAACTTGTCCTATGGTAGTAGAAAATTTATTTGCTTCATTACCCCATGCAAATCTACCATATGGGAGTATTTGGTCTACAAGTGAATTCATTTGAGCTGTAAAGTCACACCATAACATCATTTCATATTCAATCGTAACATATTTTGGAATATCTGCAATATAAACTTTTTCAGATTGAGCCGGATCATTTGTTGGAATCGGAAATAGTTCATCTTGATAACGATTTCTTTCATTGTACTTAGTTTTATATATTCGTACGTTTTCAGACTGAGGTCGATTTGCATCTAATGATTTTACTGAATCTCGTTCTGTTACTGAATTTCGTTTTAACATGATTACCGGTGATTGTAGCATTCCCTTTTCATCGCGGATATATCCCAATCTACGAACATTATCCCATTTTTCTCCGTTAGAAAATATGACAGGTACGGGTATCAATTGTTCTTGTGATACAATTTGCGGTTGAATTTCATTATCAATAAACCACTTAATTGCATAATCAATATCATAAATTGTTCGTTTTGCAGTTCGTATGACATCATCATCTCTACGAATTTGTTCTGAGCGATTCAGTGTTAAATCTGATTGCAACCCTTCGGTTTGTAAAGGATTTGGTTTATTTGTTTTTTGGTCAATATTTTGTCTATTCAGTCTTGGCATTAAAATCCTTTATATGCAAAATTATTGTTTCCGCCTCTACGTAGATTTTTTATACCTTGTGGTGTTTGTCGTGTTGCATGTGCATCACATAAAACAGATACACTATAACCATGTTGTGAACCATTTGGCCATGTTTCGGGATTTTTTCCAGTAAAATATTGATTAGCATCTACATTGTCAATTTCATAATATTCATTATCCCATAATATGATATCGCCAACTTCGGGATAAAAATCTGCTTGTTCTAATATATCTCGTGTTATTGCAAATTGAGCTGTTCGCGTATATGTATGACCGTAATCATCCATAGTTGCAGTTTTGTTTTCTTTTGTAATTAAACATGGAATTAATATTGAATCATAATATGATTTTGCATCAGATTCGCCATATATATTTGAATTGCTCCGTTCTACAATTAATTTATAGAATTCAATTTCAGTATCAATAATTGCATTTAATAATTCTGAGTTAATTGATGCTAAAAATTTTGCATCTCTCATTCCACCAAATAATGCCATATTTTATCTCCTTATCCCACATAAATTTTTAATGGAACTTTGCCTAAAATTTCAATCATTTGCGTTGATTCTGCATTTTGACGTGTTAGCATCTGTTCTTTAGTTAATTTATCTAAAAATTCTCTCAATTGCCCGATAAGTGCATCTTTTTCAGCTTGTCCTTGTGAAACTAAATCAGAACCATTTAATGTTACTTCTGCATTAGGTATTGGAATTGATGAATATTTACTACGTACATATCCTAACATTTCTTTTACTAGTGCAGAACCGTATTTAATTATCCAAGCACGCCCCATATCATTGATGCTACTGTATGTTTGATATGTATATGGTATATTAGATGCGTCACTTACAACCCCGTTTAAAAGTGCTGTATTACCGAATAAAAGTGCATCGCGATCTTTTTCATCTGCAAATATATATTCTACCCAAACTTGACCGTAAAATATAGTAGATGCTGAACTTCCGGTACCGGTTGTTGGGATTGGATAAAATTTAATATCATCTCCGTGTATCTCAAATGAATAATGAGACTTACGTATTTGATCATTGAATTCAATTGCTTGAAGTCTCAATAAATCTGCATGTATTGGCATCATCATGAAACTAATCGACGGTGAAAATCCTCCGAAGTTAAATGAATCTAATAATTGTTGAGAACCTAAACCCGTTCCTACGAATGGATCGAAATATCTAGCAATGGCAGGAGGTGGTTGATGCATTACTCGTTTAATTTCAATCGAACTAGTTGGAGATAATGATCCTCCGGCTGCTGACATTGATGCTGAAACTGTATTTCTTATACTATATGTTTGTTGGCCCGGTACCATTGGAATTTCAACTTTATGCCAACGTACTGTTCCGCCGGAGTCTGCTTCCGTTCCATATGCTTTAGATAATTTTGTAATATATCCTAACGAAGTTCCTACAACTGCCCCGGTAAATCCTTGTGGACCTAAAAAACTAGATCCTGTTTGTATACCCAACGTACTCATCAAATTGTTAGTAATATTAATCTGATTGATTTGATTGGAATACTCCATCACAGCAGCTTCGAATGCAGTATAAAAATTTATGTCTTCAAGCTCAACATCCATTATCGGATATCCAACATGTTGTGCAGCAAATTTTGCAAATCGATCTGCATGTTGTTGAAACATTGGATCTGTATCAAAAAACCCAAATGGTGTAGATCCAGTTGTGAATGAAGAAGAACCTGGCCATATTGGTTTATCTTGACTATAATCCATTACGTTTCCTTTTTATATATAAATATCCGTATTAATCATTTAGACGATTTAAAATATCATCTAAAGCTTCATGTCGATGATTATCTAGTAAAATAATTTCATTCACCCATTTCGAATCTCGTAATTTAGGAACTTCATGTGTAGCAGAATCATTTTTAAATTTTAAATCTACTTGATATTTGTCTCCGCATAATATCATGATACTATCTTTACCTAGACGAGATAAAACCATTTTCAATTGTTCTTTAGTTAAGTTTTGAAATTCATCCACAATACAAACTGCATTATCAAATGTTCTCCCTCGAAAGTGTGCTAATGAAACTAATTCAATATTTTCTTCCTTTTCCATTTTTTCTAGAAGTTCTGGTTTATTATAAACCTTGCGCATATTACTACGAATTGGAACTAACCATGGCTCCATTTTTTCATTTAATGAACCAGGTAAAAATCCGTTATCTTCATTTGAAACTGTTGGACGTGTTATGATGATTTTATCAATTTTTCGTTTAAAAAACATATCTAACGCAATTTGAACTGCTAACAATGTTTTTCCGGATCCGGCTTTACCTAATATAAAATTGAATGGTGTTTCAATGATTTGTGATTTTGCTTGTTTCTGTTCATCTGATAATATAATTGAAAACTTAATATCATTCTTTGGTGGTGTTTTTTCTTTATTCGTTGTAGCCATAATAACCTATTTTAAATTAAAATTAAAATAATTTTGTTAGAGTTGTGTCTTGAAGTGTCATGTCTTTTAGTGTCTCAATTTTACCTAAACATGCAGTTCGAAGAGCTTTAAATGTATCTTTAGGTGCATATGGAGTCATTACTTTAATAGTAATTAATTCTTTGTCTGGACCTAGGTCTTGTTCAATATGAACCATTAATACTAAACTAATTGCTCGTATACGATCTAATACGTCAACTAGACGACCATCATATCTAATGATTGTCTGCATTGAATATTTACTATAAGGTACTGCCATAATATTTTTCTTTTAATATAAATATTGCACAGTAAAAAAGGGATGACCGAAGCCATCCCTTTTTAAT